CGGGCGCGGGGTCGGGTCGCTGTAGTTTTCTGCATGTTCCTGTGTAGCTGGCATTTTCAGACCGCGGGGCGTCATGACACCGCCGTACTCGAACGCCAGTGCCTCAAACGCATCAGTAAACGCAGTGCGCAGTTCTTCCGGTATCTGGTAATCCGATGCGCTGCTAACGTCAACGGCGGGGATACCTTCCAGTAGCTCATCCGGGTCAATCAGGTCGTTGCGGCGCGACCAGATAACGGTAGCACCGACCGGAGGCAGGTACATCGGCTGCGAAAGAGTGAACCCGCTGCGGTCTGCACCCATGCCTTTGAAGAAGTGCTCAAGCAATCCGTGGCGGACGCGGATGATGTCACCGCCTTCTACCGGGCGGGCCAGCGGCATGACGACGCGAAAGCGAGGTGACTCATCGGTATGCGATGCCGTGGTGTAGAGGCACATCGCCCTGCGGCTACGCTTAACCAGCCGCACAGCCTCCTGATACTCTTCCGGCGTTGCACTGTCGAAGTCCAGATACGCCAGTGACGATTTGCTTACAGACGCGTCGCAGCGGTAGAAAAAGCCTTTACGCGCCTGCTTAAAATCACCTGTTTCCAGGTCTTTTACGGTGCTGTGCGTAGAGTCGCACGCGGCTGTGATATACCCCGGTGCGGTCTTAGGGTTAATTCCGTTACGAACGGCATCGAGCGGCTGGATTAGCTCTTTCAGGTCGTCCAGTGTTGCCGTGTGTGTGGTTCTGACGTTTATATCCTTTTTCTCTGCCCGCGCGTTGCGACGAGACCACGAGTAGGATAAAATTACATCGGACATATTGTATATTCCTTCAGCAAGTAATTTAGCCTCGGCGTTCACCGTGTCGGGGCTTTCTTTTATTCCAGGTCGCGGGAGATATTACCCTCGGGGACCAACACTTTTCCAATACTTCTCGCTTTCTCTGTAATCGGCGTTGCTCTTGTTGCCCGATAAAACTTTCCTTTATTAAGAATCTCACCATGTCGCTCGAGCACATCTAAAGCATGTTTAATCGGGTTTACACCGTAATTATCCAACCGGTATCTCCGAAGCCCGTCTACCGTAAAAGCGCCGTTTGCTTCGGTCAGTCTGCGTGCACACATTAATATGTGTTTCTGGAATTTAGTTAGCATCTTTTACGTTCTCCTTAATCCACGCCTCCACAGTAGCGCGGTCAAACGTACCCGGCTGACGGTAGCCGTTAATAACACGACAACACTCCGGGAACTTTCCTGACCGAAGCCAGCGATTAAGAGTCATAGGGGAAACCCCGATTAAGTCTGCTACTTCTTTCTGTGTCATTTTACGCGCCCTCTTTATCAAGTGAAACAACTATAACACCTGCAATAGCCAAACACAACCTATTGACAAAATAAAATGTAGCTGTAAAATCAATGTATCGAAAGAATTTAGTTCAGAATTACTTAGAAACAATATTCTTAAGTCTCGGGTACTTAAAAGCCCCGCCCCAAAGCGGGGCTTTAAAATAGTACTCTTGGTAACGTTAGAATCTAAGTTTCCTCAAAGTAACAGCAAGTGGCAAGAAAGCCCCCGTCTATTTAAATTTTACCCTCCTTCATAAGCCACTGATAATTAAAAGTTTCTATAGTTGCCGTAAGCAAGGTAGAGAGTACTTCACTCCGCTGGGGTGGGCTAACGCCCACCCACTGCGTTGCGTACTCTTTTAAGAAACGAAAGAATCACAACGGCAACGTAACCATTTTCAATGAATCTCTTGCACACCCCGACATAATAGGATACTATTCACTTATCGAAACGGGACAGAGGAGTGATGGTTATGTTTTTTTTAAATTCAAAGGGGCGAAGTGATGGAAGAATTAATTTGCATCGAGAACGAATCTCGATATTTTGAGAAAGGAAATAGTTATAAAACATATCTAAGCGATGATGGGGTTCCTCTGGCAGTCATAGATGGTGAAGGGTATCCGTGGGCTTTGCGCGATAACCCGGACGGGACGTTCTACATACCCGCAATGCGCCGTTATGTTTCATTCACAACGGCATCGAATCATGATGCTCGTGCCGACGACTCTGAGGGAGGTTGCCGTGAATAATTACCCGTTCATTTTAATCATCAGCGCCGTTTATGTGGTGCACGCGTTATGGGGGTTGGTATGAGAATCCGTATAACAGAGGTTAACAGTTTTCAACCGGCACCATATGACGACCATCCTCTGTGCCATTTCGGCGTTGCCGTCGGGGATGAGTTTGATGTTGTGGATGTGCATGGGTACGGGTTTATAGTCGAAACTGACGACGGACCTTTGTTCATTAGGCGCAGTGAATGCAAAGTTCTGGAGGACTAAGTTATGAGAGAAGCATTTGAACGTCGAGCCATTGCGGATGGTCTGCCCGTCAACAAGGGTTCGCGGAACGAGTACCTGAACGCTAAGACGCGTCTTGCGTGGCGGATGTGGAAAGCTGGGGTGCAGTATGCAATGAATACGAGGTGATTTATGGGTGAGTGGATTAAGTGTAGTGAGCGGATGCCGGAAGAATTTGCCGACATTCTTGTTTGCACGGAAGACAGTCAGGTGCATGAGGGTTACTACTTCGTGTATGCTGACAACACTTCCGTTTGGAAAATATATTGTTACAGTAAGCTGTATGTAAATGACGCGGGAATTGTAACTCACTGGATGCCGTTACCCGAGCCGCCGTCACTGGTGTAACAGGTGGTGTAACAGGTCAATAGGTTACTACTTGACTTAGTGACTTACGCTGCTACACAGCAGCGTATCATTTTTCTCATTTTTGTTCTATTTCGCCAAACGCAACAATCGAAGAGACTATTGCGGGAGATGCAACAATAACAGACACCAATAAAATTTACTTGCACACGTAGATATAATAGACTACTATTCAGTTATCGAAACGAGAGGAGAGACAGAATATGATTCCATCTGCGAAATGGTACAACTCATACGGGTCGTGGACCTTGGGCGAACTGGTAGACGCTTACGAAATTCTTGGCAGCACGTCTGAGTGCAACGGTGACCTTAAAGAAATAGTAATGGGGAAAGAAGATGAGTAGCAACGACGCAGTAATCGAGTACCTGCTTAACCAACTACGGCAGCAGCTAACGAACAACCCATACAAGAAACAGTGCGAAGACCTGGCGCACGAGGTGCAGTCACTTAAGAATCAGTTACGTGATGCGTCGTCGCTGGTGGCTGAGTTACAGAGCGAGCTAAATATCTCGGACAACACCGTAGTACGATTGCGTAAAGAGATAGCTAAGCTCACCGGTGACGTTCAGGAGTACATCGATGCTACTGAGCAATCTGGTTGCCGTAATGAAGATACACAAGAATGCTGTCACGATTGGTACTTTTACGATAAAGGCGCGTCTATGATGTGCAAGAAATGCGGGCTAAAGAAATGACCAGCATCCTCTTTATCTGGGTACTGTCCGCGGGTCAGATGCAGCTCGCGGCAGCAGAAACGTTTTATTCGATGGAGGCGTGCCAGTCAGCGGCACGCGCCGCAGAGAACGCGCACTTCCTGTTTCAGGGCGACAAGCCTAATGATTCAGAGGTGCGCGCTATCTGCTCACCTAAGCGACTTGGTAAACAGGAGAAGTGATTGTGGTGCAGAGATATTCTAACAACGGTTTTTGTGTACCGGATGCCGACGGTAGATACGTCAAATACGAAGACTACGCGAAACTTGAAGCAGATTTTAAGGCGTACAAAGCCTCTGCTTACACGGTTGCGGAGCAGTATGCGGGGGTAATTAAGGAACTCGAAGCTGAGTTACAGAAATACAAAGACCAGTTCCCGGATTACGTCGAGTGCGCGAACTGTGGGTCAGTTACACATGTGGGAGGGGTGGAGTGATGGTACATAGATACGAATTATCTACCAGATGGGAAGAGCCTGAGATGGCTAAATGGGACTACGGCGACTATGTGACATACGATGATTACGCGGCGCTTGAGCATAAGCTGCGTAACTTCGCTGAACAGGTAATGTACGAACCTTGTTCGAAAGTTACAGAAGAAATGGCCCGCGAGATTCTCGGTATATGAGCCTCGCAACTGACATCCTGAAACGAAGCGGCCTTGCGCCGCTGTCACCGCGAGCTAAAACGCAGATATACAAGCGCCGCCGTAACGCGTTGTACCCCGAGATTCAGGCCAGACGCAAAGCTGTCCGCGCCTGCGGATTCCAGAACGGGAAGGCCGTAAATCTCGGCGAGTTTAAAACACAGGAACGCGCAGCAATCGCTAATCGGCTATTTAATTACTGGAAATCGCTGGGATACGATGATATTCCAACGAAACCGCAGAGACGACAATACATCTGGAGACACAAATGACTACTATCGCATTCGACGGAAAGACAATGGCTTGTGACACCCGTGTTGTGTGCGGGGGTAACTGTTACAACACAGACACAAAGATATATGAGAATAATTTTGCCGTTATCGGGGTGGCTGGTGATGCTGGGGTGGGGACTATGCTTATCGATCGTCCCGATATTCTTTGGCCACAGCACTACGACTTCGATTTCGAAGCCCTGGTATACACGAAAGACACAGAAAAGGTGTATAAAGTCGCGTTTTATAAATCGTGGGATTGTACACTAAGTTCGGTTATTACGGTTGCGGACGGCTTTGCCGCCGTGGGATCCGGTTCCCCTTATGCACTGGCGGCTATGTATTTAGGTCATACAGCGACACGTTCGGTGGCAGTAGCCGCACAATTTGACACCAACACCGGCGGCAAGATTATTACCAAACAACTATTAGGATAATTCCTGCCCGTGGTATCCTCCAGTTACCGCATACTTAATACGCACCTGGAGGATTCATCTTGGATAAATTTACTGAAACAGTGACAGGCTGGCTTCTCGCTGCCGCGCTAGCCGGAGGTGTCATTGGACTACGACAACATAAGTCAGTTATTTCTGGCCCTATTGACGGCTTCTGCTTTATTGCAACTGGCTTCACCTGCGCCGTATTTGGCGCACCTCTCGCGGCTCAATGGTTTGGCATCACGGGCGACCGTGAAATCGCTGGCCTGGGCTTCATCATTGCTATTCTCTGGATGCCTATCTATTCCCGCCTCTCCGGTATCGTCGCCGGAGAATACATCGCGCGTCGAGGAGGCACAGATGAATGAGTTATTCTGGTTCGGCGGTATGCTGGCAATCGGTGGCACATCGCTGTTTAATGTATACCATCCCGGCGTTGATGACGGGCTATTTGGTCGGGTGCTCTATATCCTGACCGCTATCGTTTGCGCCGCTGGATGTATTCACCTGCTACAGGGCAGTATGTCACCGACGCTGCCTGAGACATTAATCACATTAGTTGCGCTGCGCCAGATTCGTCAGGCGTGGCTGTCATATGGAGGGCATAAGCGTGTCTCGAAATATTTCAGATAATGGGTTGCATTTCTGTGCCGCGTTCGAGGGGTTTCGCGGAACTGCGTATCGTGCTACACCAAACGAGAAGTACCTGACTATAGGCTACGGTCATTACGGGCCAGACGTAACGCCTGGTAAGACCATCACTCCCGGACAAGGCCTCTTGCTACTTAATCGAGATATGGCTAAGGCCGTAGCTGCGGTTGATGCAGCAGCACACCATTCGCTTACACAGGCACAGTTCGATGCAGTGTGCGACCTGGTGTACAACGCGGGTGCTGGCGTGATTGCGGCTACTACTGGCACAGGTAAGGCGCTGCGTTCCGGGGATACCGCGACGCTGCGAGCTAAGCTGGCGCTGTTCATTAACCAGAACGGCAAACCGTTACTCGGCCTGCGTCGCCGTACTGCTGGTCGTCTGGCGTTGTTCGACGGTAAACCGTGGCAGGAGGCGGAGGCTATCGGGCGC